TATAGCTGCACTGCCCCAACACGACAGGAACGCGCGTCCCCACGACGTCGTCGAGCGCGTTGGGATAGACCTCCCAGCCGATGACGGTCGTCGGCATGGTGACATTCAGGCCGGCATTGGCATCGACGAGCTGCAGCACGCACTGCTGATCGTTGGCCTGGATATCGTTCACCGCCAGACGCTGCCAGTACACGTATTGCGCGCGCGTCAGCTCGACCCGGCCCTGATTGTAGTTGCCGCCGACGAACAGGTCCACCCGCCGGCCGCGCCAGACGTAGCCGGCAACCAGCCCATGGAAAAACCCGTGTCCATTGGCCAGCGCCAGCGGGCCGCCGCCCGTAATCTTCGCGCCGCTCAACAAGTCAGCCCTGGCCGCCTCGATCGCTGGCAGCCCTCCAACGATCCAGGGATGCCAATAGAGACCCGTCGTCGCATCGCTGGCGGTTTCATTCAGGACGATCCCCTTGGTTGCGACGTAGAAACTCACGACCACCAGCGCCGCCGTCAGGATCGACGGGCTGACATCGGTCGCCGTCCGCACGTACAGCCAGTCGGCCGACCAGTACCAGGTACTCGGATAGTTCTGGACCGCCGTCGCATCCGCCCCCGCCGAATAGGCGATCCCGTCGCCCTCGAAGCCGGCCGCCGTCCGCTTGATGCCGCCACGGAACCGCGGCGCCTGCGTCGCGGCCGCGTAGTGCTCGGCGACCTGATCCGCCGACAAGTCCTTGAGGTAGATCGCAACGTCCTTGATGTCGCCGTTGAAGAACGTCGACGCCGGGCCGAGCCGCCCGATCAGCCAGTCCGTCGTGACCGCCGCCAGCGCCGTCACCGCGCCGCTGGCCCGCAGCGCGCCGTTGACATAGATCCGGGCCGTGCCGCTGGCGTATGTCACCACGACGTGATGGAGTGCGCCGGCCGTCAGCACACTGCTGGCCGTCAAACTATTCGTGTTGTTGCACTCGAAGACGAGCCCCGCGCCCGACTGGTAGAGGTTCCCTGACCCGGACGTGTCGACCCCCAGGCCATCCTTCGAGATCAGCCCGCGCGTGCCGGCGCTGGTATTCGTCGGCGTGATCCAGCACTCGTACGAAAACCGCGTTGTCGGCCGCAGCGCCGGAATGTCGCCGACCAGGATATAGCCGGTCGAGCCGTTCAGCGCGACGTCGTCCGTCCCATCAGAGAAGCCGCTGTAGCCGCCGAGCGTGACACCGCCGACGTAGCTCCCAGGCGCATTGTTGACGAACGCCTCGTCTGCCGCGATGCTGCCGCTGGCGTCGTTCAGCCGCCACAGCACCCTGGCCCCGTGCCGGATCACCAAGTCCCGATAGCTTTCCTTGAACTCCTGGACGAACCCAGGCAAATAGGCCGTCCAGACCGCCGTCGACAGCTTCCAGGGACTGGTCCGCAGGAGGTAATGATCGGCAACCTCCCAGGCCTGCAGCGCCCGGCCATAGATCGCGACCTCCCCCATCAGCCCGTCGAATGGCTCCGTGGAACCGTCCAGCGTCCCGAGAAAGATATCCGCCCCCGACCCGGTGCGCACGTTCGACGCCTTCGCGAACGAACCGACGAACGCCCCGTTGACATAGAGCCGGGTCGTCACGCCGTCGTGCGTCATCACGACGTGATACCGGGTCGCCGTCGACAACGTAAACGAGATCTGACCGTCGCTGTTCGTTCCGTCCGCGTAGTACACGAACGGGTTCAAGGTCGACCCGTTGGTCTGGAACTTGTACGACGGCGTGCCGCCCGCCTTGCCGACGAACGTATGGCGCCCGGCCGCCAGCGTGGCCGGCGTGATCCAGGCCTCGATCGTCAGCGCCGTCACGAGCTGGCCCGAAACGTGGGGGATCTGGACGTCCCCGGTCGCCGTGCCGTCGAAGTCGTACGAAAAGCTCTCCGGGTCCGAGATGGGCGCCGTCTGCAGGCGCGTGATCGATGCGCCGGCTGACCCGTTCGACGGCACGGACCCCAGATCCAGCACACTGCCGGAGGATTCATTCAGCCGCCAGTAACCCACCGGGCCGTCCGCCAGTACCGCCGCCGCGTAACTCCGCGCCACCGTCCACCGGTCCGCCGGCAGCGCCAGGCCTGGATTCAACTTGGCCAGGCCGACAAATTGCGCGTCCGGCCATTTGACCAGCTCGTCGAAGCTGGTCGATTCAATGACCGCCGACCCGATCGCGGCAAAGAGAACCTCCCGGGCCGTCGCATCCGTCCCGGTCCAGGCCAGCGTGAAGCCGTCGGCATCGAAGCTGGTCATCGTGGCCTGCGGACTGGTGCCGGTCGACTGATCGGCCAGCAGGATCGCGCGCGTCGCCAGTCCAGCCGATGCCGCATACGATCCGGCCTGGTTGTCCCTGGCGCCCGCCACGAACGACCACACCGCGCTGCTGCTCGATGCCGCGCCCAGCGCCAGATGCGCGTGCGCCTGCGTCGATGCCGACGCGGGCCGACACCCCGACGCGAACAGCGTCCCCACCGGTGTAAACCCAACCCCGGTGACCGCCGTCGACCCGTTCGACGTCCGGCTCGCTGTGGACCCGACGAAGGCCTGGCAGCCCTTGAGCGCCAGCGCGAAATACTGCTTCGGCGCGCCTGGAACCGTCGTCCAGTTGAGCGTCCAGCCCTGCGCGTCGATCCGCACGAGCGACGCCTCCGCATCGACCCCGCCAGACGTGCACCAGCCGACGATCTTGTCCGTCCGCTGCCGCGACTTCTCGACGGTTGGATTGGCGGCGTCCGTGTGCAGCGTCATCGAGCAGCCCTGCCGCGCGCTGCGATCCCCAAAGCCGAAGAATCCCGCCTGGGTTGCGTCGGTCGGCGCCAGCGTGCCCGTGGCGGATTCCGAGAGGGCCCAGCAGACGATCAGGTCGGGATCGAAGTCGACATCAATGGCTTGGCTCCCGATGGCGGCCGGCGTCGCCAGGGTCGCGATCGCCGCGTGCGTGATGTCCGTGCCGCCGATCGCAAAAAACGCGACCGTCAGGCCCGCATGCTGATCAGTCTTCACGTTCTCCCAGGACAGCCGAAAGCCGTCCTGTTCCATCCCCGCCAGGCGCGCCCGCGCGATCTCGCTCGGCACCTGGTCCAGAAGGATCAGGCAATGCTGATCGCTCTGCACTGCCTGCGCGTCGCTCGGGATGACCTGGTCTTGCAGCACCGCCCCGGCGCGCTGCTGTGCCGGGCTGCCAGCGATCGCCGCGCCGATGACCTGCTGACAGTCTTGGCCGCCGCTGGGATTGATCGTCGAGACGTTCGTCGCCGTGAAGATGACCGCCTTCGGCTTGAAGCCGAGACCGGTATATGTCACCAGGCCGGCGACCGCCGGCATCGTCAGCACGCCCGCGAAGGTTTGCACCGCCACCGGTTACCGCTCCTCGCTCCAGTCCATTTCCAGCGTCCACAGGAGCGGGCTCGCCAGCTCCTCCCGCACCTTGACCTGGTTGTCGAGCCGCATCAGCAGCGCCTGCCAGCCGGTCGCCTGGTCGAGCCACGCGAAGAACGGCACGCGCGTTCCGACCGCCCGATACAACGTCTCGAAAGTGCCGCGATCGCTGTCGTTCAATTTGTAGAACGTGAACGACCCCGCCCAGTACATGGTCCGCGGCGCGGCGCTGCGCTGCCCGTCCGGGCTCTCCAGGAGCTGCGCCGGGTCGACGAGCTGCATATCCATCGGCTCCGACATGTTGACGCCCGGCACGAACCCGGCGCCCAAGCCCGCGTAGCCGACCTCGCAGTAATCGCTGGCCCCGGTCGTCGCGAACCGGAAGCGCCAATGCCTGGCGGAGATGGGCGCGCCCGTCAGCTTGACCGCCGCGATCCGCGTTCCCGGGTCGGTCGCCGACAGCGTGCCGCGGCCCGTCCAGGCCCCAGGGCTGCCGCCGCTGCCACCATCTTCGATCGTGATCGCGGATGCGTTCAGCCGGCGCACGTTGGCCAGAAAGGCGTAGCTCACCGACATGGCCGCGCCCAGGTCGACCTGGAGCATCACCTCCGCCGTCGTCGGCGACGAGCGCCAGATGTAGGTCCGATCCGGGTTCTGCGTCGCCGCTGCCGGGAGCCCGGTCGCGGCCGATGTCGCCGAGACCGCCGTCGCCGGCAGGCTCCACAGGTTCGCGTGCAGAATCGCAATGTTCGCCATAGGTCTCCGGTTTTAAGGCCGTCTAATCACCGGGGCTTTACCGGCTGGTCAGGGTCCGCCGTGGGACCGTCGTCATGCCCGTCCGCAGCCGCTGCTCGACGCCGCGATAGACCGCCTTCTCGACCTGGCGCACGACCCCGGCCGCCGTGTCGATGACGAAATACATCGGCGCCGCGCTGCCGCCCATGCCGCCCGGCTTGATCCCCATCCCCTCGAAGACGTCGCGGAAAAACGACCGCGGGCCGCCGACTTCGGTCTCGCCGCCCTCGCCGAACAGCACGAGCCCAGGCCTGCGCGCAATTACGCCGCCGGCCGCCCCTCCCTCGATGGTCCCGCCGCTGTAGTCGCCTGGGTTGACGCCAGCGACTGGCGCGCCAGGGATGCCGGCGACGACGTCCCTGTATCGCTGGGCCGCCGCCGTCGCCGCGTCCCACTGCGCGACCAGCGGCTCGGCGAAGCTCACGGCCGCCAGGTCCGTGACCTTGTTGCCCGCATCGTCGACCAGGAGCCCCATCTCGATCAGCTTCTCCAGGATCGGCTGCAGCGATTCCGGCGCCTCGGTCCCCGTCGACACGATCTCCTGGTACAGCTCGGAGTACTCGCCCGCCTGCTTCTGGAGAATGGTCGTCTGGTCGACGCCCGCCTTTTGCAGCGTCTTCGAGAGCCCGACGAGCTGCTTGTAGGCATCCTCGATGCTCGACTGCTGGAACTCTTTCCCGAGATCCTTCCAGGTCAGCCCGTAGTGCTCCAGCGCCCCGCTCAGCTCCTCCTGCCCGGCGACAAACGAGTCCATCAGTCCCTTGAAGTGCTCCAGCCCTTTCTTGCCCTGGTCGCCGAAGGCGGCCGCCAGGTCGACCCCGATGACCTTTCCGATGCGCTGGATCTGTTCCAAGCTGCCGTAGGTCTTGATCAGCTCGGCGCGATAGGCCGCGACCTGGTCCGTCGCCTCCGCGTTCTCTTTCCGCTCTTTCCCGCGGCCCAGGATCCCGCCAATCAATCCCGCGACCGCCCCGACCCCGCCGCCGATGAGCGCCCCCACAGGACCGCCGAACATGGCGCCGATGCCCGCCCCAGCGCCTGCGCCAGACAGCACGCCCAGCGTCCGAGAGCGCGACTTGTATCCGACCAGGCCCCCGAGCAGCCCCCCGGCCGCAGGCCCAGCCGCCGCGCTCAGCGCCCCGCTGATGCCGGCGCCACCGACCCCGGCGCCAGCGCCGCCGGCTCCCGCAACCACTGGGATTCCCGTCCCAGAAATGACGGTCGTCGCACTCGACGCCCCCATCCCGAACAGCGACCCGAGTCCGGCGAAGCCGCTGCCCGCCGCGACGCCCTGGCCACCGGTGCCGAACAGCGACCCCAGCGACGATCCCAGCCGTTGATTGGCGATCCCGTTGATGATGCCGCGCAGGAACTTCTGCAGGAAAAAGTCAAGAATGTCCTGCAGGATCTCCATGATGCCGTCGCGCAGGCTGTGCCAGATGTCCATGAAGCCGTCGCCGAAGCTCTTGGCCCCGACCAGCATCTCCCCAAAGCTGCGCTTGACCTCGACCAGCGTCCCCTGGACGGCCGACTGCGCATCGGTCCACAGCCGACCCATGAGCGTTGTCGTCCGACGGATCTCCTCCCGCTTCTGCTGCTCCCCCAGGAGAAACCCCTCGGTCATCTTGTCGACCTTGGCCTGGTAGAGCTGTTCCTGTGCCTCGTACTCCTGCCGGCCGTATTCGGTCGTGCGGTCCAGCCAAGCCGTCCGCTCGATGAACTCTTTGCGCGCCAGCTCGATCGACTGCTGGAGATGCTGGCGCCCGAGCTTCTCCTCCAGCGCCGCGACCTCCTGAATCGACGCGCCCCGATCCTTGGCCGCCTCGATCGCGAACTCCGTCCGCTGCATCTCGGCGTCCTGGTTCTCCGTGATCGCCTCGTGCTCGGCCTCATACCGGCGCACGATGGAGTCGAGCATCTGGGAACTGGTCTGCAGCGCCTGGGCCTGATTCAAGCCGTTGAACGCCTGCGTCTGCTCGAAGGTCGCCTCCCGGAGTTTCTGCAGCCACTCGTGCTGGATCTTCATGGCCTCGGCGTGATCCTTGGCCTGTTTCGACGCTTCCTTGTTGGCTTCGCCGGCCTTTTTGATGCCGTCGGCGAAGAACTTGATCGCGTCTTCCGAGATCCCGAAGTCGGCCGCCAGCTCTTTCGTGCTCAGGACGTTCCGATCCAGCTCCTGCCGCAACGTCGGCAGCCCGCCGGCTCCCTGCACCAGTGCCAGCTCTTTCCGCCAGCCGGCGATCCGCTCCTCGGCCCGCTTGCCCGCGTTCGCCATCGTGTCGAAGACGTTCGAGACCGCCGCGGCCTCCGCCGCCGTCGGGACATGCAGCGACCGGTCCCCGCCCCAGATCTTCGAGACCTTGGGGCCCACCATGTCGGCCGTTGAGCCTAGGAGCTTGAGCGCCTCGTCGAAATTCCGCACAATCGGCGCCGCGTCCCCCCAGAGCTGATTCGCCCTGGCCTGCGCCGCCGCGATCTGCAGCGTGATCTGCGCGTTGGTCTCGCTGTCGGTTGTCAGCTTGCCGTACAGCTCGCCGAGCTTCGGCAGCAGGTCCGCGATCCGACCGAAGGCGCCGCCGACGCCCTTCTCGTCCAGCGACTCTTTCCAGCCGTCGGTTGCTTCCTTGGCCTCTCTGGATTTCTGGATGAATTGCCCGATCCCCTGGCCGACTTCCCACGCCGCAAAGATGAATAGGGCCTTCTGCAGCAGCGTCGCCGATGCCGCTGTCGCCGCCAGCGTGGTCCCCAGCGTCGCGAAGCTCGGAATTCCCAGCATGGCCGCGGCACGCGCGGCCGCCAGCGGCGCCGCCACCGCGGCGGCCGCCATGCCGAACTTGACCAGCGCGTCCGCGTTGTCGGCAATCGCCTTGACCACTGGGCCCAGGATCTGAAACAGGTCTTTCAGCACCGGCTGGAGCGACTTCCCGATCTGTTGATAGGCGATCGTCGTTTGGGCGTTGAACTTCGCCTGTTCCCCGGCCGCGGTCCCCAGCAGCTTCGCCGCGTCGCCGACCTGGGGATTGGTTTCCTTGATGATCCCCTTGAACAGCGCCATCCGGATATTCGCGTCACTCGACGCCTTCGAGAGATCCGTCGCCGAGTGCCCGGCCTCGACCAGGATCTGGCTCAGGTTCTTCGTGACGCCCGCGTTGTCGACCAGGATGCTATTGCCGTTCTTGATGCCTTCCGTCGCCGACGAGACCGCCTGGCCAAACCCCAGCGCCGCCTGCCGGCCAAACGCCGCCGAGTCCTTGAAGCGATTCATCAAGATCACGGCCTGATCCAGGTTGAAGCCAGACGCCAGGAGGTTCTTGAGCCCGACCGCCGCCTCCGAGACGGACATCAGGCCGTCGCTGGCGAGCTGCTGCGCGGCTTCCTTCGCCTTGTCCGAATCCTGACCGAAGGCCTTGGCCACCGACGACAGCCCGATCAGCCCGGAGTCGAGCGCGTTCGCCGCCCCGACCGCCTCCCCGAAGGCGTTCTTCAACCCGGTCAGGAGCTGCGCCGCCAGGATGCCGAAGGCGACGCTGGCCGCCTGCGCGCCCTGGCCAGCCTTCTGCCCCTTCTGCGCGACGTCGTCGAGTCCGGCCGACGCCTTGACCGCGCCCCCCGTGACCTTGTTCAGATCATCCGATAGCGCGGTAAAGGCCGCCTTGGCTTGATACTGCGCCTTGACGATCAGCTCGATTTCGGAACGGCTCAGGCCCATCGGTCAGGTTACCGGTGCTCGTGAAGATCCAGCGCGCGCGCGATGACGGCGCGCCGGTCGGCCGCATCGTGCAGGCACGCCGCACAGATGGTCAATTCTTTCGGAAACGAGACGCCCACGACGACCAGGTGCGTCGTCCAGGCCTGGCACAACAGACACCGCTGCTGTCGATCCTCCTGCTCGACCTCCGTCACTTCGTGATCGAGCCGGTAGCCCTGCCAGCAGGCGTTCGCCTCCTCTTTGGTCGCATGGCCGTCGCCGTGGAACTTGGCCGCCAGCGGCAGCGTCTTCGCGCGCTCCGCCTGATAGTCCTGGCCGCAGTTGCTGAAGACGCGCGCCAGCTCCACCGGCGGCGTCTCAGGCCAGACCTTCTCGAAGATGCCGACGCAGTAGCCGATCGCGTGGATCCACTTCTCCTCATCGCTGCCGACGGTCATATCGAAACGGCCCAGCCCCTGGCCCGTCGGGCTCATTTTTTCGCGTGCTGCGTAGATTCGCGCCATCTCATCCCCCTGTGTGCAGCTTGAGCATCGACGCCACCGCAATCGCCGCCGCCTGTTCGGCCGTGTGCGCCCCGCCGCCCTGCATCCGTTCGAGTGCCTCGAACACCGGAAACGCCCGCCGCACCGATTCCGGCTGGTCCATGAACCCCCCGGCAATCGGCGGAAGCCCCGTCAGCCGGCAGCCCCACCACAATTCAAGTAGATCCCAGACCTCCGATGGGATGGCCGACACCGGGCACTGATACAGGACGGCCCCCTCGCCCACCGGTGCCGCCTTCGATTTCCCGTCCGCCGCCGGCTTCTGCGTCGCGAAGTAGACCGGCCGCTGCGCCTGTCCAGGCACCGGCCGAAAGACCCCGCCCCAGCTATCCAACCCGGCGACCTTTTTCCCCCCCTTGCGAATCGGGACGATCTGCCGCGCGACATGCCCCGCTATGGGTTCTCCGGTGCCGGGGTCGCGCCCGCAGTTGCGCGCTTCCTGCTGCCCTTTGTGCGCCTGGCAGGTCGAGCAGCTCCACTCGTCCGATCCGGCGTCGCCGTTGCGCCAGAACCACCAGGCGGCGCGAAAAGCCGCGCGTCCAGATTCGAGAGCTTCCCCGACAGCGCCAGGAGCCGAATCGCGACATAGAACGCAATCACCGGCAGGTAGCCGGCGACCATCGCGAACTCGTGCCCGGTCCGGATCTGAATCGACGCGTCGAAGTCTGGGATCGTCTGGTTGGCCGCCTCCTGGTCCGGCTTCGTGGGCAGGGTCGGAATGATCCCCGCCTGCTTCGCCATCCCCGCCGGCACACTCAGGTTTTCGACCAGCAGGACCGTGTTGATAAAGACCGGGACGCCCGTCTCGAAGGCCGAGATCACCGCGAGCTGCTGCTCCCTGGTCCAGTTGTCATCGACCTGATCCATCAGGCCGGTATTGGCGTAAACGACCGATTTCAACCGCGCCAGGTCGGGCCCGCTCGGCGGGACCAGCGTCACCCGGACTGGGGTCTGGCTCTGGCTGTTCTGTGGGACAGCTTGGTCGGGTAAGACGTAGACGTCGCGATGAAACGGGATCTGGTAGGCCATTGTGTCGGGGTGCTCCCTCTCTCTTGCCGTGTGTGTGTGCGTGCACTTCAGCCCCGGCCGAATTGGGGTATGAACCGTTCGGCCGGAGCTGCTCCAGGAACTCCCAGCGACTGACGCCAGCTCCTCCCATCAAGGATTGAAAGCCAGCCGCCGGGCTGAAGGTCGTTTACAGCTCGCCCAGGAAGATCTGATCGTTGCCGCTGGTTGCGTACGCGCGGCCCGAGATGGTCACCCGCAGCGGCCCGGTGCCCTGCGGAATGTCCGGGATCTCGAACTCGACCGACGGCATCACGCAGCCCAGCATCGAGCCGTTCGTCTGCCCGATCAAGATGCGGACGACGGCCTTGGTCACCGCGTTCGCCTTCGTGAACAGGTTCGTGTCTTCCAGGAAGAACGTCAGCGAACAGGTGACCTGCCGGCGGTTGTTGCGGCCCGCGATCGCCGTCGCGACGCTCGTCCCGATCTCGTCGTTGCGCAGCACGACCTGATTTTGGATTTCGATCTGCGCCGCGATGAGCGGGAACGCCGCCGTGTCGATGTAGACGTTACCGGTCAGCCCAGCCACCGGCGCGCCAACCGTCGTATGGCTGCCAGGCTTGGCCTGGACCGTGCCGACCGTGCTGTCCGCGTAGGACGCCGACGGCCCGCTGAACGCCAGCATGGTCTCTTTCGATCCGTCGAACGAGATCTGGATCCGGTCCACGACCGACCCGTAACAGCACTGCTTGAAGCCGCCCGCGTTGAAGTACTTGTAGATCGCGTACGACTTCGTGATGTTGTTGGTCAGCACGTAGGACACGCCGCAGACCACCGCGGCACCCGCCGCACCCGGGGTCACCGAGAGCGAATCCCAGGTCACCACAGCGCCCGCGACCGTCTTGAGTCGCGTCACTTCGCGGACCCCGCTCGGCATCGTCACGACGACGAGTCCGCCGACCGTGGCACCGGTGCCGCTGGTCAGCGTGGCGCCCGTCGCCGAGCCGCCGCTGGCGATCGTCGTGTTCAGTGACGCGACCGCCTTCGAGCCGACCCCGCCCTCCAGGAGCTTGCCGATGTTGCTGATCGTGCCCAGCGTCCCCGACGGCTCCCACATGATCGACGACAGATCGAAGTTCTGGCTCTGGCGCCGCGGCAGGCTCTGGGTCTCGTCCGGCGTGCCGCGCTTTTCCGGGCTCGCCTCCCGGTTCTTTTTCGACGAGAGCGACAGCTCCAGATGCCGGATCCCATCCGTCGCCGAGAGCGCATCGGCCGGCGTGATGGCGAAGGTCGTTTCTTCCTTGATGTAGCTCTGTTCGAGTAGCCCGGTTTCGATCGTCATCGGTCCAGTCTCCTATCGGCTGTCGCCGCGCGCAATTACGTCGCCGAGTCGCCGGTCGCAGGCTTGGCCGTGGCCTTGGCCTTCGGCGCCGGCTTCTCCGCCTCAATCGGTGGTGTGCACTTGAAGTGCGGCGCCAGCCCGGCGTCGCCCATGATGATCCGCGCGACGTAGTCGGAGACCGCGATCTTGTCGCCCGGCTCGACCTGAAACGTCCCACCCTGCGCCAGCCCGGCCTCGCCGTTCTGCGGCTGTTCGGCGTCGACGTGAATCTGGAGCGCCGTCCCTGGCGTCTGGCTGACCCGTTCGAGAAGATGCGTTGTCATGTGTCCGTGCTCCTGTGTGTGCCCGTTTACCCGCGCCGGATCTGGCCATGCCAGCCGACCCCGATGACCACGTAATGGCAGAGTAGCGTCCCGCCGAGCATCGCATACTTGAATTGCTCGATGTCCGCCGGGAGCTGCAGGATCGCGCCGGTGACTGCCGGGATGACCCCGTAGCTGTTGAGCGCCTCGACCAGCCCCCACGCCAGATCCGTCGCTTCCTGCTCGCTGTCGTCCTTGTCGCTGACCGCGAGGTAGCCGTCGATCTGCCACTGCATCGCCGTCATGTCCTGCGACGTCGTCGACTGCACCCCGATCCCCCGGTGCCCGGGCTGCCGCTCTGTGACCGTCGTCGAGCCCTCCGCGGGATGAATGAACCAGCCCCTCGGCCGATCCCCCCCGAGCAGCGTCCGCAGATCCGTCTCGTTCTGCAGCCGGCGGCGCTGCTTGTGCACCAGGCCCAGCAGCCCGCCCGCCCCTTCGACCGTCGCCCGGTGCGTCGTGTTGAGGAACGTATACAACCCGTTCCGGCAGTTGGCCATCGTCAGCGATGCCATGCGCCTACGCCTGCCCGTCCGTCCGTCAACGCGATCCGAAGCTGCGTCGAGAGCTGCTCGAACATCACCTGGACCCGCGGCCCGCCCGCCGCCAGCGCCGCTTCGATGAACTCGTGGGCTTCGATGCCGTGCGCCATGATCGACTTCGCGATCGCAAACTTGGCGTGTGCGGCCTCCTCGGCACTAAGCCCGAGCTTGCGCTGCGCCCAGAGCCCAATTGCCTCGATGCCTTCGCGCCCGATCGGCGCCCCGGCGCGCCGGCCCTGGTCCATCACGATCGCGTAAGGCAGCGACGAAAAGACGCGCCCGAAGATCGCCTCGCTCCCCACCTTGGCGCCGATCAGCTCGATCCCACCGGTCGACGTCGCCGGATCGGCCGCGAACGACTGCGCCAGGTGCCCGGTATCGTGCGGCACCTTGTCGCCGACGACCCCCGCCAGATAGGTCAGCGCCAGCCGGATCGTGGATTCCACCAGCCCCGCGACCGTTTCGAGCGCCCGCGCCGGCTGCATCAGCGGGATATCCGGGAGCCGCAGCTCGATCGCGTTCGGCGACATGCGGGCCGCCGCCTGGAACGACCGCGCCGCCTGAAACGCATCCATTACCGGGAACCCCTGGAGTGAAAGAGAAACCCGAGCCCTGTCCCCGGGCTCACGTCGAGATCCTTCGTCGCGCTCGCCCCCTGTAGGTTCGCGTCGACCCCGCCCGCCCCCACGATCGCCGCGTAGCGGTCCCGCAGGTTCTTCGCGCGCGAACGCATCACGTCCGACTGCGTCCGCCGATCGACCGTGTCGCCCTGCAGCATCGACGTGCCCGTGTTCTGCGCGTAGCGGATGGCCGCCTGCTCACAGATGATCGCCCCAGTCAGGATCTCCAGTGCCGGCCAGTCCCCCAGGAGCACGGACGTCTGCTCCGCGTCGCTCTCGTGCACCTGGTGCGGCGCCGTGTAGCGCACGCGCAAGACATCATTCAGGCTCGCCGCGAACGACAGCAGCTCCAGAACGGTCTTCGGGCCCGGGTCTTCGACGATCCGGTATTCGTTCGGGTCGACCGGCAGCTCGCCCTGCGCCCCCGAATACGGCGCGTAGATCTCCGCGATCCCGCTCGACCCTGGGATCCAGGCGTCGAGCCCAGACGTCGGGAGGATCTGGCTGGTGCCGTACAGGGTGAACCGCCATCCGGCCGTCGAGACCGTGCAGTCCCGGGTCCAGGTCCGCGGGCGGTCGCGATCGAGCTGCTGCAGCGCCGACACGATGCAGGCGTTGTAATCATCCGGATCCTTCTGCAGCAGCGCCGGGTCGCCGTTGTCTTGCGCGAGCCCCTTGGCTGCTTTCCGCAGATCCTGCCGGTGTATCGCCACTGCTCAGCCCCTGCCCCTTACTCGACGTACGCCATCACGATCGCGCCCGCGCCGCTGATCGCCGACAGGTGCACCGCCTCAGAAAACACGATCGGACCAGCGATGTCGGAGCCGTTCGCCGGGGCCGCCAATTCCGCCAGAATCGTGCCTGACCCGTCGACTTCTCGGACCGTGGCCGCCGCCGCCGCCGCGCCCGCCGTCAGACGCACAAACGCCAGCACCCCGGCGCCCTTGTTGGCGTACATCTGCCCCGTGGCTGTTGCCCGGAATGGTCTCGGCGCCCCCATCGTATGCCCCCTTCAGAAACGAAACGGGGCCAGCCAGACGTTTGCCCGGCTGGCCCCACCGTGTGCCCCTACCCCGGCGACGAATGCCTAGTCGCCGAGCGGAACGTAGTCGATTTGCAGCGTCGCGTCGCCCCAGGTCGGCGACGTGCCGCCAGACTCCGACGTGGTAAAGACCAGCGTCGAGTCCTTGGCCACCGATGCCGCGCCGGCCGCAAGTGCCGACCCTTCCTTGTCGATCGGCGTGCCAGGCGTGAGCGCGTCGACGTCGAAGGTCGCCGCCAGCAGCGACACGGCACCATTAAGCACGTCGAGCGCGCTCGTAACGTGCGTCCCGCCCCTGGTGCCAACGTTGAAGGTCATCCCGATGATCGCCCCCGTCTCGGGCATCCGTACCTTCATCGAGTGCGCCGCGAACGCGACCAGCGGGCCCATGTGCGCCAGCGTGACCATCAGGCTTTTGACCTGACCGCCGCCGCTCTTGACGCCGAGTGAATATCCAGGACGTGCCATCGTCTCTACTCCTCGAAAAAGGGAAACCTGAGACGGGGGCCGCCTTCAGGCAGCCCCCGATCAAATGCCGCCGCCTCCCTTACGGGACGATGCCGCCGACGAACCCGCGGAAGTCGATCACCGCGCCGCCGTAGATATGACGCAGCTTGTAGGTCAGCGCGTCGTTGGAGAACATCGAGCCGACCGTCGGCGCGTCCTGAACGAACAGCTCCGGATCCTCCCGGCCGTTCAAGAACCCGACTTCGATCATGTCGCACTGGTCCAGGCTCGCCGTGACCCAGTAGTCATTCGCGTCGGGCCAGTACTCGACAACGATCGGAGTCAGGTTGTAGCGCCGGACCGGGTTCGGCGCCGCCGGAGCCGCCTGGGCCGCCAGCGACGAGTCCGGGAGCATCTTGTCCGCGCCCGTGTACTGGTAGGCCAGATCTTCCAGGTCGTTCGGCACGAACACGTACCGGGCTTTGAGCCCGATCCGCTTGCTGTTCGACATGTCGCTCTGGTTCTTCATGCGCATCCGCGCCGTCTGGATGTTGGTCCCGCTGAATGCCGTCGTGATGATGTTGTTGCCGTGGCCCGCCGCCGCCAGCGCAACCGCGTCGTACACCGTGGCATTCGTGCGCATGAAGTCGTACACGAATTCGTGCAGCGTCTGCGCGGCCGCGCGCGCCAGCCGCTGCGGGATCAGTCTGATGACGCCGACGTCATCGTTCGTGATCATCTCCAGCGTGAGCTGCTCCGTCCCGCCGCGCTTGGTCGGCGCGTACGTGGCTTCCTCGTCCGTCGGGCTGGTGAGCGATGGATACGCCTGCCCCTGCGCGACCGCAGTCAGGTTGCCGTATCCGCCGAGCCGCATCCTGCGCTGGGTCCGGAAGTCGCTGACCGGCGTCACGCGCGCGACCGTGTTGCGCCAGGTAGCCAGGTCAGACGCCTGGTACTCCTGCACCATGCGGCGCGTGATCGAGTCGCCCAGGATCTGGTCCAGCGACGTCGAATTGAGCGACTCCGTCAGGCGCTTCGCCTCCTGCGTGCGACCCGTGATCTGCGTGTCACCCGTCAGCTCGACGTAAAGCTGCCGGAACGACCGCGCCGGTTTCTTCGGGTCGAACCAGTCGTCAAACGCTTCCTTGAGCTGGGCCAGCTTGTCCTTGCCGCCCGTGATGGTCGCGCTGCCCGGGATCACCAGGCCGCCGGCCTCCGCGATCTTGCCGAACATCTCGACCTGGCCCGCGATCGCCGTCGTGACTTCCGTCTCGCTCAGCGTGATCGCCTCGACTGTCGGCGCCAGGCGCGCCTCGAAGATGGCGCGAAGGTTGTCCTTGGCCGGACCCGGCAGCGCCGCGCCGCCGAGCTGCGCCTCGACGAAGTGCCGCAGACCGCGCCGCGTCGCCTCCAGGAGCTGGACCCGCATCGCGTTCTGACCCTCGGTCAGTCGCTGGACGTCCGCCACGGTCGCACCAGCCGGAGCCGCCGCGGCCGGCGTCGTCACCGCTTCGCGCACCGGCGCAGCAGCCGCCGGCACCTTCAGCGCCTCCTGGTACAGGCCCAGAATCTGGTCTTCGTTCGGCGTCGCGCCAAAGCCCTCCAGGCGCGCGATCAGCCCGGCGTTTCCGCTCGCCTTGATCGCTTCGATCATCCTCGTCAGCATCGCCTCGTCCCCCTCGAAACTTGCGAGTCGGGTATCGCTCGCCACCATGCGGAACAGCCGCCCACCGGCCGCCGGGTTCGTGACCAGGTCCACCGAGCCAACCGACTCGATTTTCTGGACGTCGTAATAGCCGCGCTTCGAGCCGGCCTCCAGGACCATCACCGCAGAGGCTTTGACGTCATGCGACAGACCATACAGGCTCGGATTGCCGGCCTCGTACGCCTCGCGCAGCTCGGTCTGCCACTTCGGTTTAGTGACGACCAGCGTCGCCGCCAGTCCGTACACGCCGTTTTCGACCTGGCCCTCGGCCAGCGCGCCGCCCTGCGCCAACGTGACGCCCGCAACGTTCTTGACAAAGCCGATGCAGTCATTGACTGAGCGGCCGAACTGCCGCGGGGTCTCCTGATGATCGGCGTAGACCTGAACGCCTTCGTAGAGCGGCAGGGCCGCCTCCAGGCACTTTCGGCCGTACTGGTTGCGGTTCTTGCTCATGCCCTCACTGATGATGAGCACCCGCCACTGCTTGCCGCTCGGCGTCGCCGCGGCCTCCAGCAGTTGCCCATCGTCATCGAGCGGACAGAGCAGCACGCCCTCGTGCTTCGATTCCTTGACCGGCACCGGCTGCCACTGCACCTGGCGCGCCTCGCCGTCGGCCAGGACCGCGGCGCCGCCATCCATCGCGTAGGCGATTTCCCACAGCTTGCCGTCTTTTTCGAAGACAGCCGACGCATCAAACACCGTGAGCTGGAACCAGCAGTACCGATCGGCTGGCTCCGGCGGGACCGGTTTGAAAAAGCGTTGCTCGACGGCATAGCGGACGGCCCGCATTTTGTCGTCGAGACTGCCGGAGAACTTTTTCGCTGCGGCCATAAATGGGTCTGGTGTAAGAGCCGAGACGCAGAAAGGGCCGGGACCGAACCGCGCGCAGGAGCCCACTCAACCCTTGCGCTTGCTCGACCCCGGCCCCGGGTTCTCCGTCTCGGCCCTTGGTCACTTGATTAGACGCATCAGGTAGGCAATTTACTCGCCCGTTCCTGTTCTTCCCGCGCGACAGGGCCCTCGATCGCCGCGTCGCTGTCCCAGCTCTCATCAAAACTCACGGTTCGGATCTGACCATCCTGAAAGACTACCCGCAACGTGCCCCACCGGCGCGACGCGGCAATCTTCGGGACAAGCGCCATGATCAGCCGCGTCAGGCCGTTGAGCGTGATCCGGGCTGGTGGCCGACTCACCCGCGGATGCTCACCTTGCTGCACAGGCACCCGAACGATTGGTTATTGCGATCGATCTTCCCGTCGGTCGTCCCCAAGGTCTCGATCGTCGCCGCTTGCAGGCAATGCCGGCAGATCATCGTCCAGGAGTAGCCGCAGGCCTTCAGAATCTCCAGCGCGATGTCCACTTTGCGCCAGTCCGAGAACGGCATCGACTTCGCGATGCGTCCGTCTGGGCCGCGCAGCGCCAGGTCCGGCTTCAGGATAGTCGGCGGCGCCGGCTCGTGCCGCTTCTCGGTCCCGAAGATCGCCCCAGCCTGCGCGGCGGCCGCAGCCGGCGTGCCAGCCAGCGGCGCGACGCTACGAACCGGGCTCAGCTTCCCGATCTGGTCGAGCGCCGAAGATAGCGCCGAGCCCCCGACTGCCTTCAGCGCGCGACGGTCCGCGCGTCGTGCTGTGCGTGCGTGCATCAGATCCCCCTACGTCGTCTCCCGACAATATCCCGCCGCAACTCCTGCGACAGGCTTTCGAAGGCGGCCTCCCGGCGTTGAAACTTGAGCCCGCGCGTTCGACCATCGAGCGTCGCCCTGATGGTCGTCGCGTGCTCCCTAGGCAGCCGCTCGATCGCTTCCTGGACGTGCGTCATGTGCTGCGCATCGATCAACGCCTGATCCTGGTGCCAGGCCGAATCCTGCTCCACGACATGCCGCTGGTAGGCCTCGGCCAGCCGTGCCGAGCGCATCGACCCGCGCACATGCGAGACCGCCGCATTTCTGACCACCATGAACAGCCAGGTTTGGACCTGCGACTCGGCCCGAAACGTGTGCAGCTTCTGACACAGCGTCACCGCGACTGACTGCAGCACGTCCGGGACGTCGTCGATTGGCACATACCGGCGCGCGACCGACTCCATCAGCCGCCGATGATTCTGAAAGAGCCCTTCGACTGTCAGCACGGCCGCCCTCGCCTTCTCCTCCAATGCGTGGCCCCCGGGCCCGCTGTGCCGGGCCCGGGGTCTGCGTGCTACTTGCGACCCTTGATCCGCCGCCGAATCGTCGGCCGGAAGACGTCCCCGACCGCGGCCTGTTCCCGGCGTGTCGCTTCCGTGCGCCCGCCGCTGCGCAGGTAGCCCTCCCGGTAGACATGCGCGTCGCTGCCCACCTGGCCAGACACCGCTTCATCCGGCAGCGTCAGGTCGCCCGAGAACGGCAGCGGCGTCATCTGGCGAGTCGTCGGGTCCATCCGGAACAGCCGGAGCTTGGCCCGCAGAATCGTCGCCGTGTCCGGGTCGCGCTTCTCGTCGATGAGCCCGTCGGCGTAGTGCCGCAGCTTGACGCCGCCGGCCGTCACGAGACGAACGGACTCCGGCAGCCCCAGCTCCCGATCGGCCGGGTAGTACTTCCAGGCGAGCAACTCGCGCGGGAGCGCCTTCTGGTCCGGATTGATGCCATAGATCGCACAGGCATCCATGAGGATCTCGGCGCCGGGCTGGCCCTGAATCTCGACCGGCGGCTCGTTGGCCACAATTTCATCGGCCGCCTCGTCGTCGTCGACAACATCGATCCCGCGCGCCCGCAGGATGCGCTTCGCCAGCTCGACGTCCCTGTCACTGGCGTTGGCGATGTACTCCGCTTCCTGCTCCTCGGTCTTCGGCTGCTCGACGGCTGCCGCAGGCACCACCGCGGCCGGTGAAGCTTCAGCGGCCGGCGCCTGAGCGTGGGCGTTGGCTCCCGCCGTGTCACTGGCTCCCGTCGTCGCCGCCTGCGCCTGGTCGGCGCCCGCCGCTGGACCGTTGCCGGCGCCGGCATCAGGCCCTGGACCCTTGGGGTCCGCCTTGCCGCCGTCCTTGTCCTTGCCCTTCGTCGTCGTTGTCATGCCTGATCTCCTCGTCGAACATCGATCGCCCGTCGTCGGATACGTCACCGTTGATCGGGTCTTCTGCCATACAGAGCACCGCCGCGGCGGTCTCCGCCTCCGCCCGCGGCAGCCCCTGCCGCACCAGGTCCGCGATTATTTCGTCTTTCCGCGCCATCCCTTGCCCTCGAAGTAGCGATCGAACGCCGCCGCGATGGGTTCGAATTCGTCGTCTTGCCAGACGTACGGGTAGCTGTAGGTTTTCCCGGTCGCGTAGTCTTCGCCCGGCTCGTGCGCCCCGACCGACTTCGACGAGAGCGTTGATTCCTTCGTGACCAGTCCGTTGCTGGCGGCTGCCGTGGCCTTCTGCATCCTCCGCAGCTCGCCGAGCATCTCCGGATCGCCAGACCGCACCGCGACGTACTGCGCGTACGACCGGGCCCAGACCTCATAGTTCTGTAGGAGGTACTTCAGATGGTCGTACGCCTTGAATCGTGGCCCAGCCTCTGGAGTCGTGTACCACTCGCGCAGCCGCTGCACCGTGCGGCTTTGCTTGGCGGCCTGCAGCCAGTCGGCGACCGCCCCCGGTTCATTGTGCGTCAGGAACCGATTCGAGCCGCCCATCCCGTCATAGTCGATCCAGTGGCCGACCTCGTGCGCAACCGTCATCAGCGGATGCGCCTCGATGCCACGCTTCGTCAGTTGGATCGCCTGCTCCCGTATCACTGTGCGGTACCGCATCCGTCCCTTGCCGCGCACCAGCCCGCCGGCCTGGAACTGCCCGTAATGGTTGGCCGCGCCGCCGATGAACTTCGTCGCCTTGAGGGGCCCGTCCCCGTGCACCGCGTCGATCGCCGCCATGGCCTTCACCTGGTAGCTCTTGAGCGCCCGAACCGTGGTCGGCAGGAACGACGCCGAGACCTTCGTCCCGAGCGGCCCGACCGACGTCGCCATCGGGATCGCCGTCCCGCCGGCCTGGGCTGCGGCCGCCGTTGGCGTCTTCACCTTGAGTGCCCGCACCGCCCGCGGCTTCGGCGCTGGCGCCTTGGGTTCAATCGGGATAGGCACCGGCAGCGGCAGCGGAGCCGGCGTCGGCTCCGGTACCGCCCCACCAGGACCGACGGCCCGGATCGTCTTGGCGACGTGGTCCCCATACTGCTGCAAGTCGAAGTCGACGAAGGCATTGCAGCGACACATGATCGTCTCTTTCGCCGCCACCTTCCCGCCAGGCTCGGCCAGCGGGTCGACCGGAAACCGCATCAGCACGCCGCCGACGAGGAACCGGTCCGCGATCGGAATGACGCCCAGCGACCCGCGCGCGTATTTCACGCCCGCCGCCTGGTGTGTCGCCCTGGTGCGCTTGTCGTTGGTCGCCCGCCAGCCCTTACGCAGGAATGGAAACGTGCTGGCAAGCTGCGTCAGGCGCCCATACGTCGACTCGTTGAAGACGCGCGAGACCTCGGTCCGGATGATCCGCTCCGCCCGGTACTGCGCGTTATCGAAGCCCTGCCCGCCGATGACGTCCCGGAGCTGGCTGATCGCCTGAAACCGCCCATCGCCCGCGAGCGCAACCCGGCGAATTGCCGAGACGACGTCACCCCGAAACTGCTGCATCGGTTGCGACAACAGGCCAGCCAGGTTGTCGAAGGCCACCGAGACCAGCTCAGGGTCAAGCCCGACCTGCGCACCCGGGATCTGGAGACCGGCGGCGCGGACGGGTTCGTCGGCGTAGTGCGCCCCAAGGGTCTCCGCCTTGCGGATGTCAGGCTCGGCGCCGCGCGTGATATCCACGGTCGCCGCCGTGTACATCGCGTCGACGTCCCGGAGCAGCGACTGCAGCGCGAAGCGTCGAAAGTCTGTCGTCGACCCGTCATCGGCCAGGATACGGCGCCGCAGCGACGACCGGAGCGTGTCGAGCCGGCCCGCGATCTTCTCAGCCGCCGCCCGCTCCAGGCGCAGCCGGTCAGCGAGCACGTCGCCGGCCGCCGCGCCGGCCTTTCGGAGACCGGTTCCGGTCGCGTCCGCCTCCTCCAGCCAGCGCAGTGCACTCATCGGCGGCCCTACCCTACCACGAACGATCCCATTGATTCCAGACTGTTTACAACGTCACCGCGCGCACGACCCAGCGATCAGGTTCGTCGTCTGGCCAGTATGCGACCTTACCGCCGCCGTCGGTCAGCTTCCAGCGCGCCGCGTAGGGAGACTTCGCCGCCACCAGGTCGCCGCTGGCTGGCGAGAAACGAACCTGCGCCAGCGCCGGATCGATCCAGCTCACCTTTCCCGACGTCGTCACACTCGACCCGTCCGAGCCCTTGAGCACCAGCTCCGGCGTGGACCCGGTCAGGTCCGGGACCGTGCTTCGATTGGTCAGTTGCACGTCGACGGCTGCCGTCTGCCCCTCGACCAGATCCACCGTGGCCATTGGTCCCTCTCTCCCTCAGTTGCGCGATTGCGTCCGACGCCGCAGCATTGACACCGTGCGCCGAGCCTGCAGATAGACCGCTCGGAACGGCTTCGCCAGCGGCGGGAACAGCCCGCCGATGCCCGCGACCAGCGCCCCAGAGAGCCCCAGCACGCCCGAAAGCGTCGTCCTGGTCAGCTTGATCAGCACGCCATCCGGCGACATCACGCCCGTCAACAGCTTCGCGACCCGCCGGCCCAGCGCGCCGCTCGGACTCGTCGCCCCGGTCAGCGTCTTTCCAAGCTGCCGAACGAGAGCCCCACTCGGGCTCATCGCGCCGGCCAGCGTCAAGAGCGCCACCTTCGCCGCCAACAAAATCCCGCCCGGGCTGGTTACACCAGCCAGGAGCTTTCCGACACGTTTCACGAGCGCGCCTGCTGGCGCAATTACGCCCGAGAGCGCCTTGCTTCCTTGTTTGGCAAGGCTACCTGCCGGACTGGTTCCTCCGGCCAGCAGTTTCGACGTTCTACGGATGAGAACCCCGCTCGGACTCGTCGTCCCGGTCACCGACAACAAACTGACCTTGGTTGTCGACAGCGTGCCGCTCGGGCTCGTCGCCCCGGTCAGCGTCAGCAGGTAGGTCTGCGCCGCCTGAATCGCCAGCACGTAACTGGACCGCACCAGCGCCCGGCGCCCTGGCGCCGCCGTCGGATACGTCGGCAGCCAGTCCAACGCCACCGGTGCCCCCGCGCTTGGCGTTGAGGGATGCCAGGCCAGCGACTGCACCCCCGCCACTGACCGACGAGCCGCAGGCACTGACACCGGACCGGCCGGCTTCCAGGACAGCGGCACGACCGGCTGCGTGACGTCCGGCACCAGGATCGGCTGGACGATGGAGAACCGCTGCCGCGTGTTGTGGCTCAGCCCGATCCGCTGCGGGATGGTATCCGGGTACGACCAGGCGACCATCGCCAGGCCCAACCCGACCGGCTCGACGACCTCCGACAGGTTCGAGGCATTGGTCCGCCGCGCCGCGGCCTGAACCGGTGCTACCGGCGATAGCACCGTCGGCGCCGCTGGAGCCGCCGCCACGACTGGCACGAATGCATAGGCCGGCGTCAGGTTCGCGGCGCTAGGCCGCCGGCTCACGACCTGAGCCGGCGCGGACCCTAGCCACGACAGCGGCGGCGCTGGATCTGTGACGTCCGGGACCAGGACCGGATACGCCCGCTTCTGGTATTGGGTCCGCGCCATCAGTACCCGACCACTTCGTGACGGATGGGCGCTTGCGCCGGGGCCCGGCCCAGCCACATGTCGATCGTCGGGGCTGCCGCCTGCTGCAGATAGTCCACCAGCGCCCAGACCGCTGTAATCCTGGCATTTGGCGACGTGTCGGTACTGCGGCAGCCAATTTCCAAACTATCAAGGGTCGCCGGAGTCCAATCCGCCGACGCAGGATCCTGATGCTGCGGCGCGTACATCATGTTGACGTCCGAGTCGTCGATAAAGCTATCGGTCGTCGTGGTGATAGACCGCCCCGTCCCGACGTCAATCGTCGACCCACCAGATCGGAGCCCTGGCTGAGCCTGACTCGTTGCCGCTGTCGCGCTCGACCAAATCACACCGACCGCAACGCACGCGATCACGTCGCTGGCGCCAATTCCAGCACTGGCGGCACTCTGCAGCGTCATCAGCAGCCGCGACCCGGCCGCCGCCCATGACGCCGAGTTCGTGCCCATGTTGGCGTACGTCGTCGTGTTGTCTGGGACGGCTTCGTCGACACAGTCCCAATTGTTCGCCGCTCCGTTGGGAGTCGGCTCGTCGAATGTCCCAGTTCCATCCGGGCGCATGGGTGCGTGCGCGCCGCTCCCAGGCCATGAATTTTGGAACGTGCCCTGGTCGTCATTGATGGCCAGATCCGACCAGTACCAATCCCCTTGTGTTTGCGCCTCTGCCTGGATATTACCGCCCACCGCGACGAAGCTTGCCGCGGTACTGATCGATCCCGTGCTTGTCGAAAATACGCTGCTGCCGTCAATGCGCAGCTCGATCTCGTCGGCGCCCGCGTTTGGCGTCGTGGCGTCTCTCTTGAATCTAACCTCGATCCTGGTGTGCGTGTTGGCCGCAAGCGCCGCTGACGTAAAGATCGTCGACCCGGCATTGCGCAGGATCAGCGTCCGAGACGACGTCAGCCACAGCATCAACCGCGACGAATTCGTATCAGATGACCCGTTCCCGACGTGTAAGCAAGCATTGTTGCCGCTCGGGTCCGTTGCGACGTAGAGGTACCCGCGGATGAAATAGTGGCGACCGTTGACCGCGGTCCCAAACGCCATACTGACGCGCTTGCGCGTCGCCGAGACGAGGCTGTTCACCCGGAGACAATTCGGGCCCCTCGGAACGTTGTCGACCCCATAGCTGGTCGTCGGCGTCGTCGCTGACACCGGCGATCCTTCGACAGCGGCAAACTCACAGCGCCCGACTGTCGAAAGATCGCCAGCGAACCCGACAAAGTTCAGGCGAGACATCGCCCCCCGCGCGTCATGGCTGGAGCTGCTCGAACTTCTGATGTATGAATCCGTCCGTTCGAGCTCCCGGGATCAAGATCCAGATCCGTTGTGCCCCGTCCTGCATCGCCCGGTTGCGCAGCCGGCGGATGATCTCCTGCTGCGTGATCGGCGCCGCATACTCGGCCTGCTGCGTAATCGCCGGGGGCAGCGACGCCAGCACGTCCAGGATCCCAGGTCCGACGGTCGCCTCATAGCCGACGTAGATCCGCGCGTCGATCTCCGGGTCTGTTCCAGTTAGGACGAACCTCTCGAAATTGTCGGGCTCGTTGGCAGCGACAGGGTCGCGCCCGCTCAGGCGCGCCAGCGCCCCCTGCGTGGACGCCGTCAGGTTGCCTTTCTTCGCCGCGGCGCCCGAGTCCGCGTCGATCGGAATGATGATGGCGTATTTCACGTTTTGAGCCTCGATGGACTGCGCGAGCCCAAACAACAGGACAACGGCAAACAGCAAGTGACGCATTTTATGGACCCTCTCCTGGTGGAAATGCTTAACTGCACTCCCCTAGACTCCTGCTGTCTGCAATCTTAGGTCCATCTCTATCCGTTTATGCCCACGCCGACATGTCAGCGAACACATTCGGATCGTTCTCCGGGGTATCCGATGCCCACGCCGCCGACGTGTAATCTTTCGCAAAGAACGTATCCCGCGACCAGAACTTGAGATCTCGGCTGAATTGCCAATCCCCGCCCGTCATGTCGACGGTGACCGTCGCTGTCGGGTCGCATCCAGCCGGTGGGCTCGTGACGGTCAGCACCGTCCCAGCCGGGATGTTTTGCGCCGGCCCGAGATTCGACGTGTTCGGGTCGCTGATGGCGTTGAACTCTATAGACCCGCCGCCGCCGATGACGACGCCCGTATCGTCATTTTCGTAAATGCAGCCCGTTGTCGGATAGGTGAACTTCTGGCCGTTGCTGATCACCGTGCCAGGCGTCCCAGTGATCGTGATCTTGCCGGCATTGCATTGGGGATGATGGGAAGACGTGTTATTTTCCCACTCGAAGCGTTTCGCCTTCGCGCCCTGCGTCACGAGCGACGAACTCCCAGGGTCGTACGTCAGGATCGGCACCTTGTAGATGAGCCTGAAGATTCCCCGCGGGTTCTGCACCCACTGACTGACGCAGTGGTACGGGATATCGGCCCGCAGGGTCACGCCGTTGTCGGCTTCCCACTCTGGGAAGAACGTATTCGCGACCCCCAGCGTCACCCGCAAGACGTGCCGCTGCCATTCATTGTATCGGAGACAGAAGCCGTTCTTCGTCGCCCCGCCGTCGTCGAAATAAATCACGCCACGGCCCGCCGGGTACTGCGGCCCATTGCTCAGCGTGCCGACAGGCTCGTCGGTCCCTGCCCTCGCCTGGTAAGACCGATGGTCCTCGACAGCGTACTCTAATGAAATGTCGTCTATCTGCGGGAACTTGGTCCCGTCGCTATGTGTAAAGCGCCGCCGCGTTTCCCAGGAGATGTGATCACCGCTGCCGATCGACGAGCCGAAATAGAGCTGGTATTCCTTGTGTGAGTACGACGTTGTGCGCGCGTGGAATGCGCCGCCGTTGGCCGTCGGGCGCCAGCCGCTCTCGTATTTGTCGTGCCACACGATGAGCAGCTCACCAGAT